CCCATCGGCTTCTTGGTAGGCCAAAATCTATATGATCGCGGCCTCCTAGGAGATCACCCCAAATGTGATCCAGTTGGACACTCTCGCAATTATTGCGAGATATACTTTCCTAATTCTGGAAAGTATAAATACAAAGTGTCCTGACGGATGAGGCATCATCTGGCTAAGGAAAGCTAACCACCCTACTATTAGTAAGGAGGGGCTTTGAAAAGCCTGATGTTGCTCTGGCAAAGACTGGCCTATGAAATGGCCAGTTGGTGTAACACTAGCGCCACCATGGACTGCAAAACAGTCCAGGATCGGTCACATAACGAAGGGTTATCGTTTCTTACGATAACCTTACCTACCTTTGGAAAGGACCTCCAAAAAGGTCTTGACCAAGGGTATGTAGATCGTTGCCTTTTCCAGGGTTTCTCCTGGAAAGGTGGTCTCCCCAAATTTCTTTGGGGTTTCCTCGATCTCGTTTTTGACCGCGATAGTGGTGTGCTATTGGATAAACCGAGCGAAGATGCAGTATTCGCTTTACGTCAGCTTACGCTGATGTTTGGCAAAATGCTGCTGCCCTGCACTCCTGAGAGGGAGCGTAAGGCTTTCGACGAGTATATCCAATGTGAGCAGGATGTCCGTTGGGCCTGGAATCAATTAGACACCGCTTTGATTAGCGAGTTTTCTATTGTTTCCAATGTGTTATTTGGGAGAATGTTCACGAAACTCGATCGCAAGATCGCAGCTCATGAACTCTCACCCAAACACGGGCCCGGAGCCGTTGCTGAAAGATACTCCTCTAACGAGAAGTATTCTCTTATGCAATGGACTCGACGTCTGGAAAGCGTTTTCCCTTCTGGGGATTACGCCGTTCCCAACTCTCGCTTTTGGCGTGAGCTGGACCAGATTGACATCCTCGAACCCGGATCCGAGAAACCCGTAAGGGTTATATCGGTTCCTAAAACGCTAAAGACACCTCGTATAATCGCTATTGAACCGACGGCTATGCAATATGCACAGCAGTCGCTTCTTCACGGTTACCTCGAGGTTCTTAAGGAGGATAAAATCCTCTCTAAGATGATCGGTATCGATGACCAAATCCCTAACCAGGAAATGGCTCGAAAAGGAGCCAGAGATGGCTCCCTGGCTACACTCGACCTGAGTGAAGCCTCCGATCGTGTCTCTAATCAGCACGTACGGCTACTCGCTGGTTTCCACAGCAACCTTAGGGTTGCCCTGGATGCTACTCGTAGTCGGAAGGCTGATGTGCCTGGCCATGGCGTTATACGTCTGGCCAAGTACGCATCTATGGGTTCTGCCACGTGTTTCCCAATTGAAGCGAGTGTCTTTTTGACACTTATCTTCATGGGGATTTCACGTGCGCATAGCACTCCTATAACCCGACAAACGCTTTCGCGTTATGTCGGACGGGTGCGCGTCTTCGGAGACGATATTATTGTCCCCGAGGATTGTGTCAATGACGTTGTTTCCGTACTTGAGACCTTTGGTTTCAAAGTAAATCGGAACAAGTCTTTCTGGACCGGACGGTTCAGAGAGTCTTGCGGCAAAGATTACTACGCAACTCGCGATGTTTCCATCGTGAAGTGTCGTAGGCTCTTTCCCGACAACGCACAGGACGCCGCTGGAGTCATTTCAGTGGTCTCGCTACGTAACCAGCTCTATAGAGCTGGCTTGTGGCAGACTGTGAAATGGCTGGACGAATGGATTGAAAAGAAGATTAAGTTCTTCCCGACAGTCCATGAGTCCTCACCCGCGTTAGGGCGTCATACGTTCCTTGAGTATGAAACTCAAAGAATGTGTCCCAAACTACATCGCCCCTTGGTTAAGGGCTATGTTGTTATAGGACGTCCTCCAGTTGATGAGCTGGATGGACATGGCGCCTTGGTCAAGTTCCTCATTAAGAGGGGTCTCGACCCCCTTGATGTTGGACACTTGGAGCGTTCAGGACGCCCTCACCGCGTCTACACCAAGGTGAGATGGTGTCCTCCGTTTTAACGGAGGCAAGTGCTGTTTAACATTTTCAGC